AAAGCAATTGCCGAAGAGCTAAGGGGACTTGCAGTTGAATTCAACCTACCGATCTTTACAGCAACGCAGACGAACCGTACAGGCTTTACATCATCAGACGTCGGCCTCGAGGACACTAGCGAGTCCTTTGGATTGCCCGCTACTGCAGATTTTATGTTTGCCGCCATCTCTAACGAAGAACTTGAGAGCCTCGGTCAACTCCTCATTAAACAACTCAAGAATCGTTACAATGACCCCGGTCTCCATCGTCGATTCGTCGTCGGTGTCGACAGATCAAGAATGAAGTTGTACGATGTAGAACAGAATGCACAACAGAATGTTGGACCTGATATCGCTGATAAACCTGTGATGGATAACACAGAGTTCGGTGAAGGTCTCAAACGTGAACGATTTGATAAGACAGTGTTCGATAGCTGGAAATGAAACACAATATATATTTTCACATCCCTAAAACGGGTGGTCACACTGTGTGGTCAGCTATTCGTAATAAACAAGTCACCGATATTGAAGTACCAGAATCGTACACAATTGATGATGTAACTTGGCATTATGTACACTTTGCTTATCCTAAGCAAGATATTATCAATAAATGTAATAGCACCGGCGGCACAGTCTTTATTAGTCTCAGAGATCCTGCTACTCAATTGATTTCTTTTTATAATATGGTTCGTATCGCACATATCAACAGTCGAGACGAACACGTATCTGCATTACCATTATTATGGAATTGGACTTTGGAAGAAAATAACCTAGAACAATATATTAAATTAGAATTGTTAGATACAGTGTATAGTTTTCCAACTGCTCGTTTAAGATATGTCTTGCCTTATTTTTTTTTACAAGATATAAATCATATAAAAATTTTAAATCAAGAATCGCTTGATACTGACATACGAACAAAATTAGGAATAGATAAATTTCAGTCTGAGAATGTGACAACAGAGAATGCTAAGAAACATGATAGCTTTCAAATAGCTAAACTAGATACACTTGAAGATGAGTTAAAAACAAAATTGTACAAATTCTTAGAAATAGATTACTATTGGTATAACAAATTTCAGGAAGAGTTTAAATGAAACGAATCAAGTTTAAACATTGGCAAGATGAGAATAGAGAACTCGTTGAGGTAGGTCATCTGCCTCCTTCTCTCAATAATCCTCAGTCAGAAAAATATGTATTGCAAACACCGCACGGTGATTTTATCGATATTCGTAAAAATACAGTTTTGGAGATAGAAGATGTCGAGCAATGACTTCGAAGTTATGCCAATTGGAACTAAACGGCAGATAGAGAAAGCAAAAGAACTTGTATTGACAATTGATATTGTTTTAACACAAGACGGAGTGGTACCAGTTCAGATACTTAATTCGTATAAAGAACTTAAACAGGAATTAATTAAATATGCCAATTGATTACAAATTTAATGAAGAGGAATTAGTCAACGAGCTAGCTGACTATATCGACTCTACATATGATCAACACTATGCGAAAGGCAAGTTCCAAGCCACAGAGTTTATCATCGATGGTGGTCATGGTGAAGGGTTCTGCTTAGGCAACATCCTCAAGTACACACAGCGATACGGCCAGAAAGATGGTAAGAATCGTAAGGATCTGATGAAGGTATTACATTATGCTCTCATGGCTCTCCATGTTCACGATCTGGAGCATCAAGAGCCTACGGATTGGCGTAATATATCCCAATGATCTAAAAATGTAAATATTTACCTAAAATAGTCTAAGAAAATCTCTAATCAAATCAATAACTTGCATCAGCCCAGAAAGTCCAATGAAATCAATAACTTAGAGGTGTACATATCCGGTCCAGCTGGTATAATTATACCTGTAAATTAATAAAGGATATGAAACATGGTTGATTTTGATCGAGTTGAACGCAAGCTGACTGGTTGGTCTGAGTCTGAGTGGGAAGGTTGCCGTGAAAACTACGCTGAGTACAAAGGTTCACTCGGCCCCGAAGCTACTAAAACTTTTCGTGAGTTTGCTTTCGGTATCGCTGCTCAAAATGTTCTTTTCGAAATGATTTCAAATGGTGAGGTATCTCTCAATGGCTAAGCAACTTTACATTCCTGAGTTTCACGCTGACGTCTACAGTGGTGGCAACACCATTCCTTGGGACGCTGCTGCTAACTACTTTCGTAACGCAAGCTTCGGCAAGTTCTACGCTGACGGTGAAGGTCTGCTCGAGAACCTGATCGGTTTCGAAAAGTTCTACGACAAGAAACTTGATGCTATCTCTAGCGGCGACTCGTTCGACACATGGTCTGAAAGTGACTACGAGTGTGAAGACGACTTCTTTGACGATTGGAAGTGGGAAATTTGTGCTTTCAACGTTCTTTGTGAAGGCTTTAGTAAACTGTTTGCACCAAAAGCTGCATAAATAAAACGGAGGTATTCTTATGAAATACTTATTAGCAGTTCTAGCTTTATCATCAATGATTGGTTGCGCTAGTCAACCTTCTACTTATGAAGATAATTCGACGCCTGATAAGCGAGATATTAAAGCTACAGGTCAAGCGGCAACTGAAGCAGCTCGATCAAATAGTAGTCGTAATGGTAACATTCAGACGACAACTCATACACCTATCAAGGTATCTCATATAGATACATATGACATGCAAAACGGTCGTTATGTAGTCTATGGACCTGATGGTAAGCGCGATCATCGTGCAGAATTAAGATTATTACGCGATCGTCAAAATTCTCGTAATGGCCGCGGTCACTATGGCGAATACACTAGCAATCAAATGAGTCGCGAGTTCGATCATCGTATGAAGCGAAAGATCGACAAAGAAGTACAGAGATTCATGGAAAAGATATTCTGATGGATATAAATATTAAAAGAATTACCAAAGTTGTACTAGTCACTCCTATTGTGTTACTATGGGATGTAGTATTTTGGTGTATTAGTAAGCTCTATAAGGGCGCTACGTGGGTCGATCAATTCGGTGGCGAAAAGATCGATGAATTTTTGGACAATTAAGGAGAAAGACATGGCTCAAGTTGCAAAACTTCCCCTTGAAACAATGAATAAAGTGCTTGGCGTACTGGGCAATTTGCCGTACGGTCAAGTAGCTGAGTTGATTCAAGAAGTTCGCCAAGCTACTCAGGTTGTAGAAGAACCTGAAGCTGGTGACGAAACGCCTGTGCCTGCGGCTGACGCGGAGTAATTATGGACCCCATACTTGGAATCATAGGACTTGGCTACATCGCATTTAAGATGTGCATTGTCTTATTGATGATTGGTTTTGTTCTATGGTTCTTAGTAGAATTCGGGGCAGTAATTTTTAAACTTTTCTTTTATGGATGTGTGACTATGTTATCTCTTATTGGGTTAACATGGTTACTCGTCTAGCATTCGTTTTATTATTATCCTCGTGTGCTCTCCGGCCGCCTGACGACTGGGGAGTTACTATAAAGGACATGGAAGGAATGGGAAATCCTGACATTGATGAGTGTCAAATCACTTTCAATGGAGAAGTTCCGATGGTTCCATGTACTATTGAGTTGAATTTGGAATGGGAAATTTAAAACAAAATATCGGTAGTGCTATCACACACGCCGAAAAAGCTATCCTACTTTTTGTTGTAGCTGGCACCATATGGGCTGCTGGCTACGATATCGTAGGAATGTTTCAACAGCAAGGAAAGATGGCCTTAGGTGATCTTTTCTTGTTATTCATTTATGCTGAAATTCTGGGTATGGTCGCTGCTTTCTATCAGAGCGAGCGTATACCAGTAACTCTCCCTCTCATCATTGCGATGACTGCACTCACGCGTATGATCATACTGCAGACTAAAGGTAATGATGCTTTGAACATCATCTATGAGTCTGCTGGTATTTTAATTCTTGCAATTGCTGCCTACATCATGACGAAAAAAGATTATATCTCTTTGAAAAAGGGTGATCTGCGTGAAAGTCATTGACGATGTTTTTACTGATGCAGAATTTCAACAATTAAGATTTGAATTTTTTACGCTGATCGACACTTCTGATCCACTAAAATCGAATCCTACAATGTGGACTACCAATCGTTTTGCTTGGCAACCATATTTGTATCGAGGAAAAAGCGGTCACGTTTTATCACACAATGTATCTGATCAAAACAGAGAAATTGTGATGAAAAAAATTCTAGAACATATCACACCAAAAGAACCGCCAAATGTTCAGTATTATGTTTGGGGTCCTGGTTCTGGTATTAATAGACACAATGATGATGGATATGGCGCAGCATTTACCTTTTACTTAGATGATTGGCCGATTGAATGGGGAGGTCAATTACACGCTATTTTAGATAATAGGCCATGTATTATTCCGACAAAAAAGAATAGAATGGTAATCAATGACAACAAATGTGATCATTGGGTTACACCTGTCAGAAACATAAGAGATCGTATGAGATTTACAATACAGGTTTTTGTACCATGAATAGATTTATTATTGAAGAAACACCGCAACGATGTGCTCAGTCACATTGCGACAAACACGTACCGAAGATGTACGTTGAAGAAGCACAGATGCTATCGTCTGTGCATCGTCTCCTTGATGGTACTGAGGAGCGACGTCCTTCAAAGTCAGGCAAGACTATGCAACGATATTGGAAATTGCCTGATGAGCGCGAGGATGTCCTCTATTCTGCCGTACATGTAAAACATCCGTGTACTGTATGGGCTATGCAGACGGCAGGTAATTATAAGTGGGCATATCAGATGTTCCTCTACCTCGGCATCGAATACAACTACCGATACAACAAACAACACAAGACAGACGAGCTTGATGGTTGGTTGTGCTATCCTCCGAATAATATAAACCCATCAGAAGAAGTCACGAAGATGCCTCTCGCAATGGGTGCAAATCCTGAGTGCATCAATCCCGACGACGTGATGGGTTCTTACCGTGCATTCTACCAAACCAAGCAAGAACGTTTTAAAATGGTATGGACAAAACGCGACGTTCCAAGTTGGTTTTCGTATAAATAAGAAAAATAAAAAATACTTTTAGGAGATTGTCATGGCACGCCATACTATAGATCAACTTAAATCTTTAAATGATACTATTCGTAGTGTTGTAATTAGCGAAGATCAGTCCAAAGCTATTGCTAAACATGCAGCTTCTGCTCATCCTAATTTAAAAGTTACGTCATTTGGTAAAGGAAATCACTTCATTCATGGTAAGCATGACGAAGACGGTGCCGACGGTCATATCAATGTCCGACATGAAGGTGGTAAGTATCATGTATCACACGAAGGTGGCGGACATATGGGACCAAGCGGTAGTAAGACATTCAGCGATCATAAATCTGCTATGGATCATGCGCATAAAGTTGCAAAATCAATGTCATAATTATTTCATATGAAAAAAGGGGGCTACGGCCCCTTTTTTTATGTACACTGCTTTATAAATAAGGTATAATATCTATAGAGACGCGTCATGCCTAACTTAAACATCAAAGATTTAGACACTGAGTTTTTGCAAAGAGCCCAAAAGATTACGTCTTTTAATCTCAATCCTGCAGATTTTTTGACTTTAAAACATAAAAATGAAATACAATATTTGTTTCAAACTCATTTTTTCCCTAAATTTGATTTGACAAAAACTATTAAAGGAGCTCCAGATAAAAATAAATTAAATGCTTTGATCAAAGCGTTGAAACAAGAAAACTCAGCGCACTTTATGGCATTGCATAATTATAATCTAAAGGGTGTTGGTCCTGGAGAAACAACTTTATTTTTCTTATGTGATAAAGGTCATCTCGGCGGTGGTGCATCAGCGGGTATGGATATTGTAATTAATGGCAAAGGATATGAGGTCAAAGCAGGAAATTACGTAGCTAAAGATGGTTATTTCGGTGGTTTTAAATTGGGTGGTACTGTGCCATTAGAAAAAATTACTGCTGCAGCTTTTGAATTGAGAGATAGAGACAAAGATATTAAATCCAAAAGCGCAGAAAGAACTGGTGTAAATGGCACTCAAATTAATATGATAAAAGAAAGATATGGCAAAGAATGGGATAAAACCGTTCGGGCACCATATGTTAAGTTAGCTCATGCATATCTTACAAAAAACCCTCTTATTCTCATAGTAAATACAACTCCAGCAAATCAAAGAGGAGAAATATTTTACATTGGTACAATTAAAGAAAGTCAAGTAGAAATTGATGTAATATCACAAGGCACAGTTAAACCAAAGATTAAATTCTAATGAAAAAATTCGATAAGTACATAGTAGAAGCTAAGAACACTCACATGGAACATGTGGAGGATTTGATATTCAATGAAGGTGTGGTTGGAACTCGAAAGGCGATTAATTTCCTCCGTGATCTGCGCGATATGCTTGCCGGTCATTCGAAGACTGGCGTCTCGCGCACCGTTAAATGGGATGGTGCACCAGCTGTATTCGCGGGTATCGATCCTCGCGACGGAAAATTCTTCGTGGCTAAGAAGGGAGTATTCAATAAGGATCCAAAAGTCTATAAGACTCCCGCTGACGTATCAGCTGATACTGACGGTACTCTACGGGCCAAACTACTCGTTGCTTTGTCAGAGTTTTCTAAACTCGGAATCAAAAAAGGTGTATATCAAGGCGACTTAATGTTCACTAAAGGTGATGTAAGACGAGAAGATATTGATGGTCAATCTTATTATACTTTCCAACCTAATACTATTGTTTACGCTGTTCCTGTGGACAGTAATCTTGGACGACAGATTGCTCGCTCGAAGATCGGCGTCGTATGGCATACCACTTATACTGGCAACACTCTTGAGTCTATGTCTGCTAGTTTTGGAAAAGACATCGCTTCTAAGTTTAATGATGTAGCAGGTGTATGGCAAACTGATGCTAACTATCGTGATGAATCTGGTCGTGCTACATTTACTCAGAAAGAGACAGAGCAAGTCACTAATCTTCTTTCTTCTGTAGGTCGTGTATTCAATAATACACCAGCAGAACTGATCAATTATTTCCATGAAAATCAGAAGCTACTTGATTTCGTCAAAATATTCAATAATAGTTATGTGCGTAGCGGTAAGCGAATCAATCCACGTACTCATACACAAGCATTCATGGACTGGATCACTGATAGATATAAGAAAGAGATGGATAAAGTCAAAACTCCAGCTGCTAAAGATAAAAAGAAAGCAGAAATGAAAGAAGTGATGGCTTTCTTCAGTAAGTTTCGAAAAGGTCAGATTCAGAATGTATGGACTTTGATGGTACTTCTATCAGATGCTAAACAACTCATCATAAATAAAATGAATCAAGCTGGTTCATTACGAACTTTCTTGAGAACACGCAGCGGTTTTAAAGTCACTGCACCCGAGGGTTTCTGTGCCATCGATCATCTCAGCAATGATGCTGTGAAAATTGTCGATAGAATGGAATTTAGTAAAGCGAATTTCAGTCCAGATATCATTAAGGGCTGGCAACGATAAGACAAACTTTGTTATGGTTGTATCATACTCTAATAATTTTATTTTCCTACGCGTCCCTAAAAATGCTAGCTCTAGTCTAGCAGAATATTTTGTGCGTAATAAATGCAACAAAGAAACAGACATGTGGACGATGGTCAATGATTGTGGCATTAGAGAAAATAAAGTATCTCAAGATATAGTCAAAAAATACGCTAAACACTATCGATACATACATCTCACACTACAAGAACTCGTCGATAATGCACTTATTACACCGACTGAGGCATCTAGTATGACAAAGATTGTAGTGATGAGAAATCCGCTACATCGCCAGCTAAGTCTATTCTTTTTCTTGTGTCGAAATCGAAAAACACAAGCAACACCTGAAGGTTTTCGTAAAGCATTCTCACAAGGTAAACATGAGTCTGATACAAATAACGTTTTTACTCAAACAGAATATGCAAAGCTTAATGGTAAGATTGCTGACAATGTAGATTTTTGGAAATACGAAGAAGTAAACAACAAGATCGGCAACTTAGAAAAGAGAAAATCCGGATTCAGACCACAAAAAGACATGGACGAATTAGTTGCAGAATATTACGATAATGTAACACGACAAGTTGTACTAAATTATTATGCTGAAGATATGAAAATTTATGAAAGCTTACATTCTTAAAACAAAACACCCAAATTCAGTTTTGTACGCAAACACTTGTGCCGAGTCTTGTGCACAACATGGAATTAAATATGAATTTGTAGAATGGTGGTCTGAAGGTAATCCAAAAGATGCATGGACAAGTATAGGTATACCTATTAATGACTTTGGCAAATATAAAGCTGGCAATGCAAAAGCTCAGTTTGCAACTTCTGGCCATGCAATGATATGGAAAAAAATACGAGATAGTGGAGAACCTGGCATTGTTCTAGAACATGATGCTATTATGTTACATCGTATCGATATCAAAATACCAGATAATGCAATAGTTGTTCTCGGTTATAAGCTACAAAACCTACAAGAATATAATCATATTGCTGCTGGCCCACCGCAAGAAATTATTGATACACCAGAAAATGGTCATGAAGGTGCACATGCATATGCTATTACACACAACACAGCACAACAATTATTAGATGAGATTGCAAAACGCGGTATACCGGGCGCGATTGACAATACACATTTTTTAAAGTCGCGAGCTAAACATACAAAAGTACCTATCAAAATAATGAGTCCTACTCCCGCTCTCGGATGGTTAAGAGAATCTACAATATGGGGCAAATCTGCATCACGCAATTACGCATTTATACCGTCATTTCAAAATCACTATATTAAAAAATGATTAAGCTAATATTATTTGATTTAGATGGTGTGTTGATTGACGCAAAAGATATTCATTACAGAGCACTCAATGCTGCGCTAGAAAAAGAGTATCGTATATCTGCTGACGAACATCTCAACATATATGATGGCCACAAAACGAATCAAAAATTAGAAATGCTGACAAAAGCAAAAGGTCTGCCATTATCAATGCACAAAGAAGTGTATGATAAGAAGCAAGAAATTACGCAAAGAGAAATCAGCCAACTTAAACCTAATAATAAGATAGTCAAATTATTTCGTAAACTTGTAGAAGACGGTTATCAGATTGGTGTGTGTTCGAATAGTATAAGACGAACCGTATTAACGGCACTTGCTAAATCACAAATCATCGAATTTTGTTCTGTTATCATTTCAAATGAAGATGTAAAGAATAGTAAGCCTCATCCTGAAATGTATTGGAAAGCAATTTCTATGATGAATGTGTTGCCTGAAGAAACTATTATAGTAGAAGATTCTCCTCCCGGTTTATTAGCAGCCGAAAGATCACGCGCTAAATATATTCGTGTAGCATCTCCAAAAGACGTTAATATAGACAATCTATATCCAAAAATTAAAGGTGAACCGATCGTGAATAAATGGAAAGACGATAAATTAAATGTACTCATACCGATGGCTGGAGCTGGTTCTCGATTTGCAGAAGTTGGCTATACTTTTCCTAAGCCATTGATCCAAGTTAATGATAAGCCAATGATTCAACTCGTAGTAGAGAATCTAGGCATGGAAGCAAATTTTATTTTTGTAGTACAGAAAGAACATCGAGAAAAATATAATTTAGATACACTGTTAAATCTGATTGCACCGAACTGTAAGATTGTAGAAGTAGATCATATCACTGAAGGTGCTGCGTGTACTGCGCTACTAGCAAAAGAACACATCGATAACGATGCACCTCTCTTCTTTGCTAATAGTGATCAGTTTGTTGAATGGAATCCTACTGAATTTATGTATGAGATGCAAGAGCGACAATCAGATGGCGGTATTGTCACGTTTAAAGCAACGCATCCTAAATGGTCATTTGCGAAATTAGATCCGAATACACATTGGGTTACAGAAGTGGCTGAGAAAAATCCTATTTCTGATAATGCGACTATCGGATTCTATTATTGGAGAGAAGGCAAAGATTTTGTTAGATTTGCAGAACAAATGATTGCAAAAGATAAGCGTGTTAATAATGAATTCTACGTATGTCCAGTATTCAATGAAGCAATAGAAGCTGGATATAAGATCACAACATATGAAGCAAAAAAAATGTGGGGATTAGGCACTCCTGAAGATCTCGAATATTATTTGGAGAATTACAAATGAAAGTAGTCATTGAAGTAGGAGCTAATAACGGTAGAGATACTAAACGATTACTAAACGAATATGACTGTGATGTTTTCTCATTTGAACCTGTTCCAAAATTATATAATAAAATTATATCTGATATACAAGACGATAGATTGCATATGATTAATGCTGCTGTTGGCAAGTACACAGAAACACGAGACTTTAATATCACAGTAGAAGCTGGTCCACATCCAGCACATGGTTCGAGTAGTCTTTTTAATTTTAGAGATGATATACAAGAGCGTTGGAAAAGAGACGACTTTTATATGGGCGAAACTATCAAGACAAAAGTGTGGGCTTTAGAAGATTTTATTGTTGAAAACGGTATTACTGAAATCTTGCATTTACACTGCGATGCACAAGGTAATGATTTAAATGTATTGAAAGGTTTGGGTGATCAAACTGGTATATTAAATAATGGTCTGATAGAAGTAACTGATCAGCTTAATCTCTATGATAATAATGAAAACACAAAAGAACAAGCTATGCAATGGCTCGATGAAAATGGTTTTGTTGTTACCAAAACAAAACACAATGATAAATTACAGGCCGAATTAAATATTTGGTTTAAAAGGAAATGAGAATAGCGGTAGCATTTTCTGGTTTGATTCGCGGTAACTATGAAGAAAACATAGCTCTATTCAGACAGAAACTACCTACGGCACATTTTTGGTATACAACCTGGAAAGGCCAAGAAACAAAAAACTATATAAATCGTTATTACGACGAACCTATTATAGATTACAAACCAGCAACTGAGTTGGAATATCCTCATACGTATACGCGCTTCAAGCGTAACGCTGCTCATAATTGGCACGATAGATCTAAACAAATTCTAGCACATTGCATGACAGTCGATGATTTTTGTCATGATTATGATGTAGTTGTGAGAGCAAGATATGATTGCAGACTATGTGACTATATCGATCTATATAAATTCTGTGATATGACATATAAAGAAAATAAATCAATCGGTTTCTTTACACCACGTAATATGCCTGCACCATCTTCTCTGACTGGTGTAACATCGGGCGACAGATATTATCAACATCATGTTGATCATCTTATTATACATAAGAAATCACTATTACGTACTGACATCGCATATAAGCTTCATGAAGATAAAAAGCTGCTTGTAGCTGAATATGGATGGTGGCAAGTGCTGAGTCAACCACATGGAGACAATCATCTAGCCTTTCGTGGTGGTGTAAAACTAGATTAGTATAAATAGAATTAGAAGTTAGGCTGCGGCAGACCTTCGTATAACGGATAAGGCTAAGGCAATCTCCATGAAAAAGGTAGTTATTGCGTTCGGTAGGATGAATCCTCCTACAGTCGGACACGAAAAATTAGTAGCTAAAATTAAGTCTGAAGCACGAAAGAATCGTGCTACGCCTATGCTCTTCTTATCTCATTCGCAAGATAAGAAAAAGAATCCTCTCTCATACGAAGACAAAATTCGCCTCAGTCAAAAAGCATTTGGTAAAATGGTGCAAAAATCAAATGCGCGTACTATTATTGATGTTGCAAAACAATTAGAAAAGAAATACGACGAACTAATAGTTATCGGTGGTTCAGATCGCGTAGCTGATTTTCAAAAATTGTTAGATACATATAATGGTAAAGACTATGCATTCGAAAAGATTACTGTAGTGTCTGCTGGAGAACGTGATCCTGATTCAGACGGTGTATCAGGCATGTCAGCATCAAAACTCAGATCATTAGCACTTACCGGTAAGATAAAAGAATTTAAAGCTGGATTGCCAGCAAAATTACGATCATCGAAGGATGGTAAAGAGATGTATGATAAAATAAGAGAGGCAGGAGGCATTACTGAAGAAATGACTCTTGACGAAGTACTTAGTATTCAGCAAAGACTAAAGCGCAAAGCAATGATGAAGCGAATCAAAGGAAAGATTAAGCTTGGTCGTCGGCGAGCTAAATACAAAATTGCTAATCCAGAAAAGTTAAAAAAGAGATCTGCTAAGAAAGCACGTGAAATTATTCGACAGCGTGTAGCGGGTTCTCTTGGCAAAGATTACAAGAAACTACCTCTCGCTGGTCGTATGCAAGTAGATAAAAAAGTAGAGAAGAAAAAAGATTTGATTGCACGTCTTGCTAAGCGTATGATGCCTAAAGTGAAGAAGGCAGAGATGGAACGAGTAAAGAAAGCTCGTAGCAATAAGAAAGAAGAAACTGAAATCAATCTGTATCAGATCATCGAGCATCTTATCAATAAAGTAAATGTAGAACAGGTTACTGAGAAGGTTGAGCGCAACTTGATGAAGAAGAGTGAAAAGCATGGAATCTCGTTCGAAGAATTGCGTCAACGATATATCGATGCCAAAGCTGAATGGGTAATCGAAGACACAGACAAAAGTGCTGATGAGTATGCATTCGATAAGTTAAATCGAGATCTAATTAATGAGAAAGGAGAAGATGCCAAAGGTCATAA